CAACCTCGCGATTCGGATTGCGGCCCCGTTCGGACGGAAACTGGTGGACTACCCCGACGTGGTCGATCTGGCTCGGGAGTCGCTGGGTCTCATCAAACGGGCGAACAACCGTCTGACGGATATTCCGACTGACGCGGCCGTGCTGACGAAGAATCTGCGAGGCCAATACAATATAAATTCTGGCGTCGGTGGGGGTAGCTAAAGCAGATGCTTCCACGTATTGCCCACGCAGATGTGCCAGACATTCGCGGGCTTGGTATTGAACCGAGTGGCTATCTCTGCGTAGGTCAATCCGTCCTTACGAAGGCGTCGGATCTGGATGACATCGTTGTCAGTGAGTTTGGCGAAGTGCGTTGTCTCGCCTCGATGTGGCGGCTTCCTTTTGAGTTCGCGCCACGAATGAGCATGGTTGTCCTTGCAAGTCAGATATTCCAAGTTGCTCGGCACATTGTTCGTGCGGCAACCATCGCGGTGATTGACCTGATAACCCTCCGGGCGAGCGCCGATAAACATCATGGCGACGAGACGATGCACCATGAATTTACGCTGCACATGGTCGCGGGAGGACAACCTGACACGGTGATAACCGCCGCGGTCTGGGTCCGGCTTCAGGATGTCATAGCGCAGACTGCGGACGCGGCCTTGGTCGCTGACTTCGTAAAGCCCTTCGTATCCGTCGATGGGTTTCCACGTCTCCTGCATGGAGACATTGTAACACCTTACAACATGCGGGAGAGAACAGCATGAGTCGAGTATCTCCGGGTGGGCCGATGCGAGTCGTCCTGCTGAACGCGCAGACCGCCGATGAGACGCTCGGCACCTATGCCTACGTCGCCGGATGTCCCGGCATTGTGATCTATGTGATCGGCACCGGAACGACCAGTTCTGGCGTCATCACCATCGAAGAAGCCGAGTGGGGGCCAGAATCGAGCAACTACGGCGGAACGTGGTCACCGATTACGACGGTGAATGCGTCGGACGTGACGGGTGGACTCCAGAAGGCCATCCATCTGCCGCTGGGTGAGTATGCCTACGTGCGGACGCGGATCTCGACGGCTATCGGTGGTGGCGGGTCAGTCACCACTGTGTTGAGGGCATCGTGAGTAACGCGGCGGTCTTTCTCGGCGGGACGTCGTCCTCCGTCGCGGCGGCCGGCGCGCTCGGCGGGGATGGCAGTATCGGGGAGCCGCTGACGGGTGAAGTGGACGGGTCTACGGTCAGTGTGAGCGGCGGGAATACGCTGCAGGCGCTGGGGGTCATCGCAGACCTCACGATGGTGACTGGGAAAGCGGTGCGAACCGACACGACGAACGCGCATACGGCGCTGCTGCAAGCCTACGACGTGGACGGAACAGCCTATAAGACGTTCGCCACGTTGACGAATGGCAACACGCCAGACCTGACCATTGGCCCACCAGCCGGCGGAACGGTCACGGTGCAGGCCAGCACGTTCAAGTCGTCCGATGGATCGTCTGGCGCGTCGTCCACGGGAGCCTATACGGTGATCACCAGCATCACGGTGAAGAACGGCCTGATCACGGCCATTACGGGGTCATAGGGCAATGGCGACATTGACGACGATCACGGGCGGCGGGGCGTTCACGGCACAGAACATCCGCAACATCAACAGCAACTTCTCGGCGCTCAATACTGGGAGCAGTGGCGGTTCCATTCTCCATCAGGCGACGGTGACGCTGACGAATACGCAGATCCTCCATCTTCCGACGGTACCAGTCGAGATCCTCGCGGCTCCGGGCGCGAACAAAATAGTGCTGTTTCAATACGGCACGGCCTATTTCAATTGGGCTGGAGACTATGGGAACAACGATGGTGGGTCTGCACTGGAACTGAAAATCCACGGCAACAAGATCGCGTCCACGCCCGGCATGAACGTCGTTCTGGCCGGGGGCGAGAATAGCATGTCCACGTTCGTTCCATTTACGTCCGTGGAGGCGAATCGCGTCATCGGTAATGCGGGCTACTACAATTCAGACATCGTGAACAAGGCGCTGGCGATCTCTGGAACGAGTTCAGATTCTGGTGACTATACGGACGGCAACGTCGACAACACGATGACCATCTCTGTCGCGTATCTCATTCTGAACACCAGCACAGGACTCTTCGAGTAGCCATGTCGGTGTATCCCGGCTTCATCGGCCCCACAAATAACCTCGCCAGTCCCTCGGTGGACAGCGAGGAGACGCGCAACTGGTTCCTCGAGATGTCGGCACCAGGGACCGGCAAAGCGCCGGCATGGCTGGCCCCTGCGCCGGGATACGAGCCGTTCGTGGTGCTGAACGACGGCCCCGTGCGCGCCCTGTTCTCGCAGGATGGGCGCTGTTTCGCGGTGGGAGCCACAGGCTTCTACGAGATCAACTCGACGCATACCGCCTCCCTGCTCGGCACGGTGGCCCTCGACGGCAGACCCGCGACCATCTGCTCCAACGGCTCCGCAGGCCATCAGTTGTTCATCACGTCAGGTGGGCTGGGCTATACGTTCGACCTCATCACCAACCTGCTGACACCGATCACCGATCCGAACTTCCCGAACCCCTGCACGATGGGCTGTTTCATCGACGGCTATTTCCTCGCGCTGCTGGGACAGAGCAATACGTTCTACTGGAGTTCGCTGGAAGACGGGACGACGTGGAACGCGCTCGATGTCGCGCAACTCTCGCAGAGTTCCGACTACATCCTGTCCATGTTCCCGGTCTACGGCCAGCTGTGGCTCCTCGGCTCGAAAACTGGCGTCGTCTGGGCCGATATTGGTGGGGCGACTATCTTCGCGCCGATTCCTGGTTCGCTGATGCAAGTTGGGACGCGTGCCGCCTTCTCGTTCTGGGTGGGCGACAACGCCTCGTTCTGGCTGGGCGGGAACGATCAGGGCGACGGCATCGTATACCGCGGCACGGGTGTGGGTTCAGCACCGACGCGCATCTCGACGCACGCCATCGAATATCGCTTGAGCCAGTCGAACCGACTCGAGAACTGCCTCGGGTGGGGATACCAGGAGAATGGGCACACCTTCTACAGCCTCCTTGTGCCGGATCTCGATACGACCTATACCTACGACGCGGCCACGCAGCAGTGGCACTCCAGAGATTTCTGGGATCCGGTCACCCTCGAGAACATTCCCGACGTGGTGCGCTGCCACACGTTCTGTTTCGGGCAGCATCTGGTCGGAGACCGGGAGAGCGGAGCGGTCTACGTGCAGGACTACAACCTCGCGACGACGACGCTCGTCCAGATGGGCGCGGGCTAAGTGGCGACCATCCTCGTCCACGCTGGCGACGATCTGCAGGCCGCAATCAACGCGGCGGCGGGCGGGGATATTCTGGAACTCGACGCCTCCGCGACGTTCACCGGCAACTACACCCTCCCGATTCATAGCGGGGCGGCTATCGTCATCCGTTCTGCTGGGAGTCTGCCGTCCGTAGGCGTCCGTGTCACGCCGGCGACCGCCGCGGCCTTCGCGAAGATTCAGCCGGACACGGGCGGTGGGCCAGCGTTCGCGACGATTCCGGCCTGTCAGAACTGGACGCTGCTCGGCCTCGAGTTACTTGCGACTCCAACCGGCGACAACGACATCCTCGTGCTCGGTGATGGCTCGAGCGCCCAGAACACGCTCGCGGATGTGCCGTCGAATCTCATCGTGGATCGGTGCTACATCCACGGCGATGCGACCTACGGGCAAAAGCGCGGCATCTCGCTGCAGTCCGGCGAGACGACCATCAAGAACTGCTACATCTCCGACATCAAGTTCACGGGACAGGACACGCAGGCGATAGCGGGCTGGAACGGGCCTGGACCGTGGACGATTGACAACAACTACCTGGAAGCCACAACCGAGAACTTCCTCGTCGGCGGGGCCACGATCCAGATTCCGGACCTGTTGCCCACGGACATCACGTTCACGAACAACACCGTGACGAAGCAGCTGGCGTGGCGCGGGGCGGGTTACAACATCAAGAACCTGCTGGAACTGAAGACCGGCGTCAACGTCCTGATCGACGGGAACACGTTCACCTACAACTGGGGCGGGGAAGGTCAGAGCGGCTATGCGCTCGTCTTCACGGTGCGGAACGAAGAAGGCGACAACAACTGGGCGACGATCCAGAACGTCACCTGCACCAACAACACCATCGCGCACAGCGGCTCGTTTATCAACATCCTCGGGAAAGATGACAGGCCCGTTGGGTCAGTCACGATGAACAACCTGTTGATTCGTGACAATGTCGCCTACGACATCGACGGCGGGACGTGGAATGGCGCGGGGCACGTCGCACAGATTCACAGCGGGAACGCGATCACGCTCGACCACAACACGGTCATTAACAGCGGTGGGTATGCGTCCATCTATTTCGTGGATGCGCCCTGCTCCAACTTCACGCTGACGAACAACATCTTCAACAACAAGAGTGCGGGCATCTTCAGCGGCAGCGATGACCCAGCCACGAATGGACTCGTTGGCACGGCGGCACTCGACGTGTTCGCGGCCCCGTATTCGATGCTGAAGAACGTCCTGATCGCTGGGTCAGAGACGGGCTACCCAGTCGGCAACTTCTTCCCGGCGACCGAAGCCGATGTGGAGTTCACGGACGCCGCCACGAACGACTACGAACTGCTGGTCTCCTCGCCGTATCACAATGCCGCGACGGACGGCGATGACATTGGTTGCCGGTTCGGGGCTGCGCCTCCGGTGACGCTTCCCGGCGCGCCGACCACGCCGAGTCCTGCGGATGGGGCCATCGATGTCGCGCTCGACACGGACATGACCTGGGTGACTGGCGGGAACACGGACACCTACAACGTCGCGTTTGGCTTCACCGTCTCGCCGCCGACCGTCTCGCTCGGGCAGGTTGGGACCAGTTATACGTTCCCCTCGCTGCTGATTGCGGGACGCACTTACTACTGGCGCATCACGGCGAACAACGACGACGGCTCGACTGCGGGACCGCTCTGGAGCTTCACCACGCTCGCCGCGCCTCCGACACCGTCGCCGGTCTATCACCTCCGCGATGTTGTCCGTAGACGGCTGCGACGAGCGCCCATCGTGTGGGCAGAGAAGCAGGGCATCCAGACCCGTGTGCGTGTCGATCTCTTTGCCGTGGACGTGCAGCCTGGGGTCGGCACCGCCGGCTCACCCAATCCCGTGGTGATGGTGCGCGCCTCTCGAGATGGCGGTCGGACGTGGGGCAGCGAGCGGCAACTCTCGGCGGGCCGTGTCGGTCGCTATGTGCAGCGGCTGAACGCGTGGCGATGGGGCAGCGGCAGACAGTGGGTGTTTGAAATTAGCTGCACCGATCCGGTGCTGTGGAATGTCGTCGGGGCGTATCTGGACGCAGAGGGCGGCACGTCGTGAGAGTCTGCGTGATGACCTTTCAGCCTCCCGCCATTGGGGCACCGCAGACGCAGACAATTACCGGTGTGGCGGATGAAGACGGTCCCTTTGTTGGGACGTGGTTTGTGTTTCAAAGCGCCTACGCCGCGCTTGATACGGTCACGTCTGGGCTATTCCCGATCAACGCCTACATGGATGGGCGTGGACTGGCGTTCGGGGCACTCTTCGCGGGTGGTGCTGGTGTCGCGAATGTGACGGCCGATGTGTTTCTCGCTGGTGTTAAAGATTCTGCGAGTATGCATAGCGCGGCGTATTCGGTGACGGACTTTAACGCGCAACTCTCCTTTGGAGGGGCAGGCTGGCGGCAGGCGTATGTCTCCGCTGTGGCCTCCGGGACATTCGACATCACGTATGACCAGAATGATCGCACGGGGGATACGGTCCTCTGCACGGTCTTTGGTGGTGACGATCTACAGTTTACGGAGATCGTGACCCCTAGCACTGGTTCCCATGCGACCGTCGCGAAGCCACAAGGGGTGATCGCCTTCGGCGTTGCCGCGCTGGACACGACACGCGCCGCGCAGACTGGCACGGGCGGTGAGAGCGTCAACCGGGGCTGGGATACGCGCGAGGGGAACCGAGGCAGCAGTTATGTCGCGGTCCCGTTCGGGCAGAACAACAACGATACCGCGCAGTATACCGACACGATCTTTGGGCAAGGTGGAGCGGGGAGTGTCCAGGTCAGCGGGTGGGGCGATACGGGTATCGTCATCACGAATACCGGCGGCGGCAGTCCGATGTTGGCTGTCTGTGGCGATGATATTCGCACGGCGGCGGGGATTCTGACGCAGCCGGTCTCGACTGGAGCGCAACCGTTCTCAACGGGGATCAACGCGCGATGGATCTGTTTTATCAGTAACGGCTATCCCGCCGATTCCGGCCTACAGACGGTCACCGCGGAGACCGCGGTTGGATGGGGCACGAACATCCTGACGCAAGTGGGCTTCTGGACCGCAGAGAATGGCAACGCCAACGCCGCACATGGGGCGCGCTATCTGAGCGATTCGACCGTGCTGCGGTTCGGTGTGCCGAATACGACCTCCACCACGTTCAATTCCGTGGCGAGTCTCACCGCGCTGAATGACGATGGCACCGCGGAAATTGATTGGAGCAGTGTCGATGGCACCCAGCGACAGATCCTCTGGTTTGCCATCGGCACGGGCACAGAACCGCCGCCGCCGCCTCCCGTTCCTGTGTTTCGGACGCGCGAGGTGGTGCGGCGTCGGCTCCGTCGCGCGCCGATTGTCTGGAGCGAGAAGAACGGACTCCAGACTCGCGTCCGCATCAACCTCTTCGCGGTGGATATGCAGCCGGGAGTTGGGACCGTCGATACGCCGAATCCCTTGGTTATGATCCGCGCGAGTAAGGACGGCGGCTTCACCTGGAGCAATGAACGTCGCGTCTCGGCAGGGCGCATCGGAGAGTATTTCGAGCGCATCAACGCGTGGCGGTGGGGAAGCGGGCGGGAGTGGGTTTTCGAGGTTGCCTGCACCGATCCGGTGACTTGGAACCTCGTAAATTGCTACTTAGACGCTGAGCCGGGCGAGTCATAGATGCCGACAAATTATCCGCCGCTGAACAACCTGCCACTGAACAAAGACGGCTCGTGGACCGTGCCGTGGGTGATGTATTTCGCCGAGTTGTTCCAAGAAGGCAGCGGGACGGCGCCAGCGGATGCGGAATACCTCGTCGGAGTGGCGAACGGCGATCTGCCTAATGAGCGGGTTGTCACGAACAGCAACAGCAACGTCTGGAACCTCGCCGTAGCGGGGCAGGCGGCGGTCTCTCGAGCGGCCCTCTCTGGTGACATCACAGCGCCGTTCGATAGCAACGTCACGACGCTCTCCACGACGGGGGTGACCCCCGGCACCTACGGCGACAGCACCCATGTCGGGCGGTTTACGGTCGATGCGAAAGGGCGCTTGTCCTTCGCGGCGGATGTCGCGATTGCCGCCACTGGAACGGTGACGACAACTGGATCGCCGGTCAGCGGGAACCTGACGAAATTCTCTGGCGCGACGAGTATTACGAACGGAGATCTGACGGGTGATGTCACTACGTCAGGGACACTCGCCACGGCGCTCTCCACGACCGGCGTGGTGGCGGGTAGTTACACCAACACCGACCTCACGGTAGACGCCAAGGGGCGCATCACTGCGGCGTCAAACGGGACGAGTAGCAGCAGTGGCGGTGCGACCGTCATTGGCCTGCATCGTCTGGTCGGGGATGGGGCAACGATGACGTTTTATCTCCCCGATCTCGCCGAATACGTAGTGGATGTGAGCGACGCGGGGCTTACAGTAGACCCAGCCATTTACAGCCTAGCGAGTGCGCGCGATTCCGTGATCTTTGCGACCGCGCCGACCGCTGCACATGTGTTGACGTTTGAATACGTCGAAGCGACAAGCTAAATGCCGAATACCGCCCTGAATCGCACGACGCAAGTCCTGATGACGAACAAGTCGGGCGGGAACCTCGCCTACGGCGATGTGGTCATCTGGGACAACACGAACGCGAGCAGTTTTACGACCACGACCACAGCTGGCCTCTCGACGCGCGGGCTAGGTGTGATTCTCGAGCCGGGCGGTATTGCGAACAACGCGACGGGGATGATTGCCGTGGGGGGCTGGGTGCCACGGGTCAATCTGAACACGGCGTCCGCTGTGGGCCAGTTCATCAAGTCGCATACCGTCGCTGGGCAGGGCACGCCCCATGCCTCACCCCAGGTCGAGGGCGACTTCGCGGTGGCGATGGATGCGAGCACCACCCCGAGTGCGACGCTCTTTGGGAACCCGAACGCGCCCATTGGGGCTGGCACAGTCACGAATTCCGGCACGCTGACCTCGGGGCAATTGATTGCGGGCGCTGGGACGACCGTGGTGGCGGTCACGAATCTGACGGGGGATGTCACCACGTCGGGCGGCGTGGCGACGACGCTGGCGAATACCGCCGTGACGCCTGCGTCTTATACCAACACGAATTTGACGGTGGACAGTAAAGGTCGGATCACATCGGCGTCGAACGGGTCTGGCGGATCCAGCACGGTGGTGCAGATCAAGAACACCCAGACTGGCGCCGTCGCGAGTGGGTCCACCGCGATGCCGTTCGATGACACGATCCCCCAGAGCGGTGAGGGGGATGAATACATGACGCTGGCGATTACGCCGACGAGTTCCAGTAATAAACTGCGAATCACGGTCAACTATTTCGCGACGGCGACCGGCACGCCGTGGATTATGTGCGCGTTGTTTCAGGATTCAGGCAACAACGCCCTCGCGGCCACGGCGCGGTTCAACAACACCTCCACAGCCGGCGGTGAGACCACACTGATTCACACCATGACAGCCGGGACGACCTCGGCGACGACGTTCAAGGTGCGGCTTGGACCCGGATCGGGCACGCTGACGTTCAATGGGCAGAGTGGTGGGCGTATCTTTGGCGGTGTGATGGCCTCGAGCATCACGATTGAGGAATACATCCCATGAAGTTCCCGCGCTGGACGTTTGCCTTCTGGATGGCCTTCTCCCACTGGTATCGGTAGAAACGTATGGCTAAGCAATTCGATCCCTCGCAACTCTCCCCGGCTGACCAAGCGGCGTTTGCCCAATGGCAGCAGCAACTGCAGCAATATGTCGCGCAGAACGGTGGAGGCGTGCCTGCACCGGTCACCTATGCGCTTGCTAAGCCTGACTATGTCCAGAGCCATCCTGAACTCAAGGAAGGCTACGACATCGTATCTGGTGCGAATCTGCCGCCAACCGTGAAGGCTGCGCTGCAGGGCTATCACCCGACATGGGGCAAGGCGGGAGAACCCACCAGCGCGAACATGACGAAGGACAAGGGTCTCTTCGGCAACTGGGAGACGTGGCTGCAGTTGGGCCTCGGCGCTGGTGTCGCGTCCTACGTCGCGCCGGCCATAGCGGCATCGGCAGGAGGGACTGCGGCCACAGGTAGCGCCGCTGGTGGCGCGACGGCGGGAACCGCAGGGGCTGGAACGGCAGCAGGGGCCACGTCGGCCTACGGACCTCTGGCTGGCGGCTACGGCCTCGCCACAACAGAAGCTGCAGTTCCGGCCTCACTCGCGGCTGAAGGCGGCACCGCAGCGGCGGCTGCGGCCAATCCATCCATCTGGGATAAGATTTTCGGCAAGTCCACCGCCGACAAGGTGATGTCCGGTCTCGGCATGGCCGGCGGGCTGGCTGGCAGTCTCATCCAGTCGAACCAAGCCGATAAAGCCACGAAGGCGCAGCAGGAAGCCGCCGCGAAGGCGCTGGAACTCCAGAGCAACATCTACCAGCAGCAGCGGGCCGATCTCGCGCCCTACCGGCAGGCAGGAGCCTCGTCGTTGTCGGCGCTGACGTATGGCCTCGGGCTGGACCCATCGAAGACTGCGGATACCACGACGCCGTATTTCAACCAGCAGGCGCAAGCGCAGAACAACGCCGTGCCGCAGAACGCGCAGCGGAATCCTGGCAGTCCGACGACACAGCCGATTCCGGCAGGGAACTACACCGGAGGGCAAGCCGTGCCGCGTGTCTCGTCGCTGGCTCCGACAGGGCAGGATGGCACCGTCGCGATGATGTCACCGGATGGACGGCAGGCTCGCGTGCCGCAGAACCAAGTGCAAGCCGCGCTCGCCGCGGGTGGAAGGTTGGCGTAGATGGCGATGATGAATCCCGATATGGTCTGGAATCAGGCTCCAGCGCAGACCGATCCGCAGACTGAGTCGTCTGGTGGCTTCAACTGGAACCAATACACCGGAGGCGTGACAGGCCAGCCGACCGGCAGCGTGGACGGTGGCACGCAGATCAATCCCGACTGGGCCGCTGGCGGCATCTGGAACCCGAACGCCCCTCGCTTGGACCCCAACACCGGCCTCTACTCAGACGGGTCGATTCCTGGTGTCGGCATGCCGGGTGGTGGCGCACAGATGCCGACCTCGGCATGGGACCAGAACTCCTTCCAGCAGCAGTTCGGCACTCCCGGCACCCCGCAGGAACTGGAAGCGCTCGAGTCGAAACTGAACGCAGCCGGGATTAAGGTCTCGCGCAACGCCGCTGGTGTCGCTGGGAAGATCATCCTGCCGAACGGCCAATACGTCGATGTGATCAACTCCGCAGGAGCCGGTGGGAAGGGCTTCCAGTGGCTCACAGGCGACGGCGGCGCGCCAGGAGGGGCGCAGGGCGGTGGCGCAGCGGGTATGGGCTTCGGAAGCCTCCTGACCCCGTGGACGCAGAACTTCAGCGCCCCGACCGCCGAACAGGCGCTCGCCTCTCCCGGTCTCCAGTTCGCCCTCGATGAAGCCAACCGGATCGGGCAGAGCAGTGCGGCCTCGCACGGCACCTTGCTGAATGGCCGTGTCCAGCAGGCGCTCGGCGCGAGCAACGTCCAGAACGCGCTACAGGGCTATGGCGACGTTTACAACCGTGCGCTGGGCGAATACGGTCTGCAGCGTGAGAACTTCTACAACAACCAGGACCGGCCCTACACGAAGCTCTCAGGCCTCGCTGGCATGGGCGCGAACGCCGCTAACCAGACTGGCGGCTACGGCTCGTCCTACGGCTCGGATGCCTCTGGGGCCATCTACGGGGCTGGGAATGCGACCTCTGCGGGTTCGACGCGACAGGGCAACGTCTGGGGTGACTACGTGACGAATCTCGGCTCGACACTCGGAGGCCGCTGATGCCGATGCAGTTGGACCCCTCGATCATCCTCAACAGCGACCACGACCGCATCGTGCTGGGTCAGCGCGAGCTTGACCAGCGCAAGCGGGAAGGGGACGCACGGATTGCGGTCGATCAGCAGGAAGCGGAACTACGCCGACAGGAGATCCTCGCACGGCGGGAGGAGATCATCCAGCGGGCGCTCGAGCGGAATCAGCCGAAGGAGTGGGATCCGAACAAGGCGAATCAGGCGCTGACCTACCAGCAGAACGTTGGGAAAGAGGTCTACAAACATCTGGTGGCGGCGAAAGAGCAGCCCGAAGCATGGCGGCTGATTCGCGCCGACATCGGGCGGCTCGCAGGGCCAGAAGCCATTGCGGATCTGCCAGAAGCGTGGGATGACCAGACTTCGGCGCTGGTGGACTCGCATATTGCGTCCTACAAGTCCTATGCGGATCAGGCGCAACAGCAGAAGGTTGGCGTCCATGTCATCAATGGGCGACTGGTTGATGACGCAGGGAAGGTGATTTACGAGTCGCCCGATAAGCCTGCCGGCGACGTGGACTTGAGCAAGAGCGGATTGGACGTGCAAGCTGCCGCGGCGCTCGCATCCGGTGACATGGACACCTACAACCGTCTCCTGAAAGTCAAGAAGGAGATGGGGCAGGCCGATGACAGGCCTCGCGTGACGATCAACGCTGGTGGTATTGGCGCGAACATTCCCGGTGACTTCGACAAGACTGGCGAGGACTTCCTCAAGACCGTTCCGGCGCAGTGGCGGTCCACCGTGAAGAAGATCGCTAACTATGATGAAGACCCGACCAAGGTCGCATCGATGCGTGGAGGTCTGCGCGAAACGCTGATGGCATGGGTCAATCAGGTCAATCCAGCGTATGACCAGTCACAGTTTGCGCTGCGGTCTCCCGCTCGGAAAGCCTTCACTATCGGCACGCAGGGCCAGCAGATTAACTCGATCAACACGGCTATCGGACACATCGACCAACTGACGACTCTCGCGGCTGATCTTCAGAACGGCGGGTTCGTGCCAGCCAATAAAGCGTGGAACACGATCCGGACAGCCTTCGGCTCCGACAAGGTGACGAACTTCGACACGTTGAAGGATGCATTAGCCGGGGAAGTCGATAGTGTTCTCAGTAAGAGTGGGGCGACGGTGTCAGGTATTGCTGCGGCAAAAGAGAAGATCCATGCTGCCAATTCACCGACGCAGCTTGCTGGCTATGTGAAGACACTGATCCCGGTGATGGGGTCCAAACTCGCGGAATTGAACTACCAATTCCATCAGGCGATGGGGGCAGATGATCCCTATTCGGCGCTGTCTCCACAGTCGAAGGCCATCCTGACAAAGCATGGGTTTGACCCGGAGAAGCCTGAGATCGGTGCTGGCGGTGCGCCTCGGCCAGCCGCGCCTGCTGCCGCAGGGCGCGTGAGGGTTGTTGGCCCAGAAGGGCAGACTGGAACGGTTCCGGCTGGCACGACATTGCCTCCAGGTTGGAGGAAACAGTAAATGGCGCAGCAACCCGCCGGATTCGTGCCTGATGGCTTCGAGCCGGATGGCTTTGAAGCGGAAGCCTCGCCGCAGATGAACTTCGCCACGGTGAACGGCCAGCGCGTGCCGGTCGATACCTGGTCGGAGAAGCTCGGTCTGCATACGCCTGATGCTTCGCCGGCGCTCGGATTCCTGAAGGGGTCAGCCGGGGCCATTGTGGATGCGGCTGAAGGGGCGAAGGCTGGACTCGCTAGCACGGTGTTCCACGGTGGCGACCTGATCCGCCGCGCAACTGGCATGGAGCGGGTCATTGATACGCCAGAAGCGCAGGCGGCGATGACTGCGCCCGATACCTTCGCCGGGACGGTCGGGAAGTATGGCGAGCAGGCTGCGGAGTTCGCGCTCCCGCTCTCCACCGTCTCCAAGGGCGCTGCGGCCCTTTCCTGGCTTCCCCGCATGGCCGTCGAAGGCGCGGCCAGCGCAGGCGTCACGGGTATCCAGACAGGCGGGGATGCGCCCTCAATGGCTGTGGGGGCACTTCTGCCAGCAGTAGGGTCTGTTGCCATCAAGGGTGGCAAGGCGGCGGTGAATGCCGCGACACGGGCCGCGGCAGGGGCAGAGGAAGGCGGTCTCGGAGGGGCTATCGCGTCGGCGTTCCTGAAGACTGCGCCGGCTGCGCCGAAGTCGATCATGATCCAGGCGCTACGGCCACGGAATACGCGCCTCGGATTCGAGGCTGCGCTCGACCGTGCCCTGCCGGAACTGAAGGCGACCGAAGGCCAACTCGGGAAGCCTATCGCATCAGTGGACGACCTCTTGGCGGCGTCCAAGCTCGCCAAGCAGCGCATTCGTGGACAGATCGAGCAGATGATGGGTCCGGTGCGCCAGCACGGGTTGACCGCTGACACGTCGTCTGTGGCGACGGCGATTGAGGACAGCATCCCACGCAAGGTGCAGATGCAGGATCCGGCCAAGGTCGAATCCATTAAGAAGATGGCCGACGTTTATCGCGGTCGGATGGACATCGATGATGTCGATACGCTGATTCGTGAGACCAACGCGGAACTCGAGGCTTACTACAACAAGAACCCAGGCGCTCGAGCGCGGGCAACGGCCGCGAATCCTGACACGGCGCAACTCGAGGCGGAAGTCTCGGCGCTGCGGAAGGTGCGGGACCAGATGCTGGACGCACCGGGAGGCGGGGCTGGCGCGAAGGAACTCTATCGCCGGTATGGCTCGCTGATGGAGATCGAGGACGCTGCGTGGCGGCGGTCGAATGTGGCGAAACGGGCCGCGCCCGAATCGCTCACGGAGCAGATGTCGAAGATCATGGCGGCGAGGGACATTGCGCGAGCCGGTTTGCGAGGCGTGACCGGCGACTTTCTCGGGGCTGGCAAGGCGCTGATGGATCTGGCGCAAGCGCGGGCCGGGACGCAGGCGGCAAAGTTTCTCAAGGAGCAGCAGACATCGGATGCCTTAGTGCGGAGCGCGATGCGGATTTATCGCGGCGCACCGGGGGCGATTACGATGCCGCCGCCAGTGGCGATTCGTGGGCTATTACCATCGGCCTCCGTGCGAGTCGGCGCACCGCAGGTGCCAGATCCATCATTCGTGCGTGGCGTGCCAGCAGAATATGGGCGACGACCACTCTCAGGCTTGCTCAATCCGCCAGCGGTGCCAATGGGTCCGTCGCCGGATCGGTCCTTCGTGCGTGGCGTGCGTGGCGAGTATCCGCCGGTTGAGAAGTGATGTCTATAGGCCAAGCCGTCGAAAAAGGAAGGCCATCGCGATGAAGCCCGACACATACGGCAGGCCCAATCGGTCGATCATGATCGCCGCCCAAATCAGCATGGACAGCGCGATGAGTGTCAGCCAGATCCGGTCTAGCACAGACGTGCAGTTTACCGTAGAAAGGTAGTCGATGGCTCTCTATCCAGGCGTTCCACTCCCAGACCCGAACATCCAGTTCTTCAATTCTTCGGGCCAGCCTTTAGCTGGTGGCTTCCTCCAGTTCTATTTGGCCGGGACCACAACTCCTGTCGATACCTATAGCGACTCGGATTTGGACCCAATGACCCATGCCAACCCAAATCCGATAGAGCTGGATGCGGCTGGCCGGTCACCGACTCCGATCTTCATCGGTCCTGTGGGCATCAAGGTGGTGCTCATGGACGCAGACTCGGTGACTGTGTGGACCCGTGATGAGATCGAGGGCTGGAACGTCTTCCCCCAAACCTGGAGCACCCTCCTCACGGAAGGCGCATCAGACGTAACCACAGGCTACACCGTCCTCGACACGGACCGCCTCGTCACGGTGGACTCGAGCGGCGGGGCGACGACGATCAACCTCCTCGCCGCTGGCGATGCGACACAGCCGCTGACGATCAAGAATCTCGGGACGAACACGGTGACGGTGACACCGGATGGGACCGACACCATCGACGGCCTCACCTCGTTTGTGATTGCGGCGGCGAGTTCTCCGACGTTTCCCTCGATCATGCTGGCGTCTGACGGCGTCTCGGCGTGGTGGATTTTAGCAAGTCACCCGTAAGGTTGTATGAGCGGCGACCCCCGATGGGGAAGCAGGTAACACCATGATGATGTTCCCGATCCCCAGTGGAGGTCGTCCATGTCACCCACTGACGGCCTAACCCGTGCAGAGTTTGAGGCTCGTATGGAGCAACTGCATCGAGCCACACGTATGGAACTCGCCGAAATCCGCGCCGAAACGAAGCTGAGTCAGGATCACCAGGATGAGGAATGGAACAAAGGCATACGCGCGCTACGGGATGATTTACGCACGGGTAGTGAAAACCTACGCGACGACATTCGCGAGATGTTCAAGGAATACGTTCGGCACGATGTGTTTGTCGCGCGGCTGACCCCCGTGCAGATGATCTCCTACAGCATCGTGGCGTTAATCGCGACCATGCTCGTCGGGCTGTTGGGCCTCGCGTTGGCCCACTGACCAGAGCGTCGAGGTGTCTGATGGTTCAGGGATGCAACTATCGCGACTGGCGGCGATGTCGCTGGCGCGTTGCCCCGGTCGGAACGCGAACGGATGGTTGCTCAGTTGCCGTTTGCGACGATCTACCCACGTCATACGTGGCGGATTCATACTCATGTATGGCTCCTTTAGCCGAGTTAGCGTAACCTTCAGCAACGACCATGCCTGAGAAGCCAAAGCCGCAGTATCTCTCGTTGGCGACCCTGGGCCAACTCAATGCGCCGGCCAATCCCGGCCCTGGTTGGGTGGGACCGGAGCGCCCTGCGTCCACATGGGGAGAGATTGCGGCAGACCCCTTGTCGGCGCTGTTCGACCTTGGACGTGGCGCGGTGACAGGCGACGCGCCGGTCGGGATGAACGTGCAGGGTCTTGGGGCGTTGCTGGGGGCGGCACTGCCTGTCGCTGGTGGCGCGAAGGCTCTGCGCGGAGCGACACGGGCGGCATCACTGGCGGAATTGGCCGACGCCGCGAAGCCGTTCAAGGGCATCGCGCTGAAGGGGCAGGCGTTCGGCTCCTTGGCTGACACCATCGCAGAAGGTGGTGGTATCAACGGCGTCTACAACCTGAAGCCAGAGGCGCAGGAACGCATCCGAGACCTCTATCGCATCGGGACATCGTCGGGATCGAACTGGACTGGCTCGCAGGGCGAAGAGTTACTCCATGCCTTCGGCGGTGACCACGCCGCGGCTCTGAAATGGGCGCGGATGTGGGGCGCAACATCACCCAATACGTCCGTGCCGGTGAACACGCGCGAATCCATCAGTGCGCTGATTCATACGCTTGACAATCCAGGTGTGCCGTTCACCAACGAGATGGCCCGTGCGCTGCCGAACGCGAAGATCACGATGGCCGGATCGAAAGTGCCGAACCTGAATCGTGCGCTGGCCGGTGAACCGCTCTCGGGCGACAAGGTCGAAGCGATGGCCGGATTCATGGCAGGAGATCCGCGCATTCCGCTCGACGTTCATGCTATCTACGGCGTTGGATCACAGGCCGACAAGTTGTCACCGGAACTGCCGGCGCTGCGGGCGCTGATGGCAAAGGCAGAGGGACGAGCGGCCCGTGGTGGGTTCACCGAGACCGAACTGTATACGCGCTACGAAGACGCGCTGCGACGGACACTGGAGGAAATCGCCCCAGACAGGCACGTCAATGCGGTGTTCGCGGATTTCTGGGAAGGCGTGCGCCAGCACAAAGGTCTCGCACCACAGGGCGGTCCTATCGACATCCTGCGGCAGAAGGGCCTACTGGAGTTCGGCGCGATGATGGACCCCGTCCGTCTCCGCGCAGCCCTTGCTCAACAGGGCTGGACGGCCAAAGCTATCGCAGGCTTTATGACGGCCATCGGCGCAGTGACTGCTGCCAAAGCCCTTGAGGCGGAGCAGTGAGCTTCTGCAATGTGCAGTCGCATCAACTCGTCGCGGAAGCGCGGCGAGGCGGCGACAACCATCCAGCCGCAGTGTGGACAGCGCGCACGGGAGAGCGTAACCGTGAGTGGTTCGACCATGCGTCTATTCTACTCCCCTTTGGGTTCCATCCGCAATTAGGCTGATGCCGCCGGAGGATCGCGTGTCCAATGCGACCGACTATGAGGTCACCTACGGACGCCTCTGCCCGTTCTGTGGCAATTCAGACCTCCGGTTGATCGAGGCTATACGCGCGGGATTCGCATGTCACGTCTGCAGCCGTCTCTGGGCGGCGATTCCGAGTAAGTATCGCGGCGACTGGAGACCGTGATGGCGAGTGTCATCCTTTACTGCCGGAAATGCGATAGCGGCTACGCCAGCGTGGGCGACCTTCCCGTCCATTGCCCCGCTTGCGGGCAGGAGACGCTCTGGTCAACCTTCCCGCCTCATGGGAACAAGGTAGACGGCTGGAATCCCACCCGCGACGACCTCAAGTTTCTCAAAGCCGCGCATATCGGACCCCTCTAAACATTCCGCTTGACAACCTAAACTGGCGCGGGTTTAATGGCTGCTGGAGGTCGTATGGCAACCATCGCAGTAGGACTCGCAGCTTCACTGTTTCTCGTCAATGTGGCGCTCTGGGCGCTGGTGCTGAAGCAGCGGCAGGACATCCATCGCATGGTCGAAGCTCGGGCTGAGTGGTGGGACGCCTATCCTGCCGCGCTGGACGAAGCGGATCGGGCGCATCGCGTGATCATGGCCCAGCGGGACGCCCATGAGGAACTGCAGCGCGCGTTCCTCCAGATGGTGCGGACTGGACGTGCGGCATGATCGGCCTCGTCATCGTCTTACTGTGCGCGTATACCGTGGGCCTCGGCTTCGCGTTGCTGAAGGCGTAAACGAACGAACGGCCCAGACGGGACCAGTCGTCTGAGCCGCTCACACCTGCAACTGGCAAAGGAGTAGCAGATGCCGAATGAGATCGTAGCACGTCCCATCCAGCGATACCGCGCCGGCGGATACGGGGCGATGGTGGAGTCGGAGACAGGCACATACGTCCGCGTGGACGACGTGAAGGAACTGCTGGACCTGCTGCACACGTTCGCGGTGCGCGAGGACAAGCCGCTCGTCAAGCACCTGATCGGATTATTGGGGGAGATTCGCTAATGCCGCCATTCTCCCTGTCAGCCTTCCTCGCCGCCGCGCTCGACTACCTGCTGGCGAATCAACTCGCATTCTGGCTGGTGGTCTTGACCGGCTTCATCCTGGCGTATGAGTGCTGGCTCCATGCCGTGAAGGATGCCGCCATCCGGCGGGTGCTGCGCGACACCACGGAGCGCGAGGCGAACACGGATCGGCTGCGGGAAGACCTGATGAAAGCCATCAACATGGCGAAGGGCGTTGACAACCCGCGCCGGTTTAGGTAATCTCCGCACATGGACACCAGAACGCACTACCTGCCAGCGATGACCCGCCGCGACGGTGACCGCCAGGAAGCCATCTGCGGGGCGTGGACGACACCTGACAAGCACCGCACTGACCCTGCGGAGATTACCTGCTGGGGCTGCGAGATGTGGCTGTCCAATATCGACGTGATCGATCCGAAAGCGGCAGAAGAATTGAGGACCAGATGAAGACCAGCGAAGTGAAACAAGTAACCGGCTTGCAGTTGCTGCGGCAACCATTCCCGCCGCACCAGATCAGCAAGCTCCCCAAGCCACTGAAGAAAGACGCCCAGAAGGGCAAGTGCGATGTCTGCGGAGGCTACCACGGCCTGCCGGCGGTCCACCTGGATTACGTCGGCCATGCCGCCCTCACGGATCGTCTACTCGACGCGGATCCTGCGTGGACGTGGGAACCGCTGGCGCTCGGAGCGGACGGCCTTCCAGCGTATGACCACTCGGGCGGTTTGTGGATTCGTCTGACAGTCCTCGGCGTCTCACGTCTCGGCTACGGCAACGCCGAAGAGAAGGGCTACATGGACGTGGGCGCTCGCGAGAAGGAAGTGATAGGCGATGCCCTGCGGAATGCGGCGATGCGCTTCGGGGCGGCGTTGGACTTGTGGCACAAAGGTCAGTTGCACGTCGATAGCGAGAACGCCGCGCCAGCGCCTGACGCTGATTCGGAAGTCGATGAGACCATACCGCCGGCAGGCTTTGCCGAGTGGTGGAAGGCGATGGAGTCTGTCGCTGGCAACGGCCTCGCCGAACTGGAAGAGGCGTTCAGGAAGACGACCAACAAGAGCATCAAGAAGTTCGCCACGTCGCAGCGCCGGGAGCAGTGGAAGGCTCTGAAGGACAGCGCGACGAAGCCAGATGCGGTGGCGCAGTGACGGTCATCGACGTGCCACAGCGGTCGCCTGAGTGGTTCGCCGCTCGTCTGGGGCGGCTGACCGCCAGCGCGCTCGGAGATGCCTTCGCCACAACGAAATCAGGATACTCGACCAGTCGCCGGAATCTGCGCCTGCGTCTGGTGCTGGAGCGCCTCACCGGCAAGTCGCAGGAGAGCGGCTACACCAACGCTGCGATGGAGCGAGGCGTCCTGCTCGAGCCGGAAGCCCGTGCCGCCTACGAGGCTGAATCCGGTCTACTAGTGGACGAAGTGGGATTCATCATCCACGACGAACTGCTGACCGGGGCCAGCCCTGACGGCCTGATCGGCGAGGACGGCGGTATTGAGATCAAGTGTCCTGGTGCCGCCGCGCATCTCGATTACCTGAAAGGGCAGGTTCCGCAGGATTACATCCTGCAGATCGCGCACAGCCTGTGGCTGACAGGACGTGCGTGGTGGGAATTTGCGAGCTGGAATCCAGACTTCCCAGAGCCGTTGCGGTTGAAGGTGCAGCGCCTCTACGCGAAGGACTTGGACTTGAAGGCGCATGAACTCAACGTCCGTCTCTTTCTCGATGAAGTGAGTAAGGAACTTGCGGAGGTGCAGGCGTTAATGGGAGCCGCGGTATGACAAGTCGCAATAGGTGGACGCAAAACAAGCGCACACTGAGGCGAGCGCGCAGGGCAGAAGGACTCTGCGCGGACTGTGGACGGCTCTCAGGTGAGGCGTATCACTGTTGGGACTGCAAGCTCCGCGCAGCCGCGCAGGCGCGACAGGACCGCGAGCGGAGGGCTGCGTGATGGCCGTCCCGGTGTTCCATGCGACCGTGTCAGAGACCGGCAAGCTCACCATGCTGCCGGCGGTGCGTGGCTTCATGCAGCGTCACTTGGACACCCTGAAAGGCAAGCCCGTGGTGCTGACCATCAAAGCGGCAACCAAGACTCGCACCGACCGGCAGTCGCGGTATTACTTCGGCGTCGTCGTCCCGCTCATCGCGGAGCATTGCGGCTACGAGAAGGACGAGATGCACGACTGCCTCGCGATGCGGTTCCTGCGGATCGAGGATGACCCGATCACCGGCTCGCCGCGACGGAAGCGGACCCCTGCGACCGACACGAAGGAATTTGCAGAATACGTCGATGCGTGTATCAGGCTCGCATCGGAATTAGGCGTTTACATCCCTGACCCTGGAGAGACAGATTGACTACGACGAAGAATCCGCACGCGCAAGCTCTTGGCCGGCTCGGTGGCCTCGCCATGAAAGGCGTCACGACGCCGAAGAAGGCCCGCGCATCTCGTAAAAATGGCCGTCTCGGCGGCAGGCCCAAGAAAGTTGTGGGGAGTGCGAAATAGTTGTTGACACCCAAGGCGGCGTAGGTTTAAGCTTCTGGACATGGCAAACACATTCTCGTGGCGGCAGGCACCGGAACTGATGGCTCGGCTGTTGGCAACACAGAACAGCCCCGCGCACGAACACCGCGACGTGATGACGTTCGCGGGCTTCTGCGACTCACGCGAGGCGCTCGAGCGCCATGTCGTCTCCTGCGAGCAGCAGGAGGCAGTCTGGGTGCCGCTTGCGGTGGCCGTTCGTCGTCAGCGGAAGGCGGCGCGGTGATGGAATACATCAACGACCAAGGCCGACACATCACGGTGCGCTGCGAGCGGTGCCGCGAAGCCGTCTGGATGCCGCTCGCGGAGCGTCAGGCGAATCCCGGCCCCGTGACGTGTGGAACCTGCCAGATGTTCTTGGAGCAGCATCCTGACGTGGCGGAAGCCGAGTTCCAGATGGCGATCAAGAGGTCGCAGCAGGACAGCGTCGATATGCGCCAGCGTTGGGCTAAGCAGGATTCGCAGAAAGGTGTGCGGTGATGGCTGTTCGTATGGGAAGGACAGGATCGGTGCAGCGTCAGGTGTCAGAGCCGACCGCTCGCCGATATCGCGTCACCCTTTACGCCGACGTGCTACTCGAGGACGGCGAACCCCAATACACCGCGAAGGAACTGGAGAAGCATCTGATGAAGGTGTTACGGAAGGCCGAACCGGAGTGCGACCTGGAAGTGATGGACTACGAGGACGTGGAGGCGTGATGGCGACCATGCCGAATTGGATCAGAATCGAGCTAGCACGGAGAGCGCGTCCGACCTGTCCCGATTGTGGCGGCACGGGTGTCGTCACCTACACGGCGCGTAACATCCACGGCGAAGAGGAATGTGCCTGCGAGTGCGTTGAGAAGGCGATGGCGAACGTCGCCGCGCGAGACCTTCAGAAAGCGTTCACACTCTGATGGCTATCGGCTACGGCGAACCAGCACCCAAGCCAGTCAGAGGCTCCAACCGTCGCAGCCGCCGGTCCACCAGGAACGCGCTGGCGAAGAAGATGCGGGACCAAGTCTGGATCAGAGCCGCAGGGATGTGCGAGGAGTGCGGGAAGGGACCACTCCTGCGGACGCTCGACGCGTTAGACCCACGAGCGGGGCATGTATCTCACGATAGGGGCCGAAGGGTTGCTCCGGCTGACCGATTCAATCCTGACGCGTGCAAGTTACTTTGCCGCGATCACCACCTTATTTTGCATGGTCAACGCTGGTGAGAAAACAGCGCGTACGTCCAAAGACTAGACAACTACAAGCGGGCGAACCCATTCCGTCCGTGATTCCGTATCGCTGTCGTCGTAAATCCGATGGATATGTGCGTCTGCGATGGCCCGTGTCTGACTCCGAGATTGTTGAGGCTTACGAGCATCGCGTCGTCGCTGGTATGAACGCTGAGCATGTGCATCACATCAACGGCATAAGGGACGACAATAGGCCGGAAAATCTCGTCTGCCTGACAGAACGACAACACAAAGACGAGCACGCAAAGGTCAGGTTGGCCGCTCTTGTTCTGCTCTATGAGTCAGGTGTCAGCACACATGTGATTGGTCACATGGTCGGCCTTCATTACACCACCGTTCTGAGGCGACTTCAGTTGTCAGGAATCAAGATGAGAACGCGAAGTGAAGCCCGTCGATTGCAGAACACAAGGGATCTTAAATGACCAGATTAGACGCCTTCCGCGCCCTCTTGGCGCTCCCGCGAGAAACCGCGGACGACGAGAAGATTGGGCATGTGTATCGCTGGCCGACTCCCGATGAGACCGTGAAGTTGCTGTTGTGGCAGCCGTTGGTGCAGTTATTCCGGAGGGTCTCCTGATGTTCCGACCAGGAGTTGACACCGAAGACACGCCACGATTGGACTCCCAGTGTGACCGTATGCTCGCGCGGCTCCAGAAAGGCCCCGCGACGAACGTGGAACTGTCTGGCATCAGCCTGAAATACACGTCCCGCATCACGGATCTGCGGCAGTTGGGCTACAACATTCCAGCCCCGGAGAAGCGGGCGAACGGGGTGACGGTCTACCGGCTGATGCCGAAACGAGACACGCCAGCCACACAAATGGAGATGTTCGGCTGATGCTGATTCTGGCCGACGCTCGTCGTATTCCACTGGCCGCTGGTTGCGTCCAGTGCGTCGTCACCTCGCCGCCTTACTTCGGACTGCGGGACTATGGGACCACTGGCCAGATCGGTCTGGAAGCCACGCCAGACGCCTACGTGGCGAGTATGGTGGAGGTGTTCCGAGAGGTGTGGCGAGTGCTGGGTGACGATGGGGTGCTGTGGCTAAATCTGGGTGACTCCTACGCTGGCGCGACAACGCCCGGCGCATGGCGAGAAGGCTCGGCGCGTGCGGACGGCGAAGTGCGCGGCGACGGTGCCACATCACGACGAAATCGGAACGGGAATGGCGCTGTTATCGGCGCGAAGCCGAAAGACCTCCTTGGCATCCCGTGGCGTGTCGCCTTCGCCCTACAGGCTGACGGCTGGTATCTCCGATCCGATGTGATCTGGAGCAAGCCGAACCCGATGCCAGAGAGCGTCACCGACCGGCCAACGAAGGCGCATGAATACCTGTTTCTGTTGACGAAGAACGAGCGGTATTACTACGACGCGCGAGCCATTGCGGAACCCGCTACGGAACCACACCGAGTGAGGCTTGACGTTGTTGGTGGTTCGTCGCACGTCGAGCGCGGTCAGCACTCCAAAGGCGGCGAGTTTACCGGCGCGGCGATGAAGAACAAGCGCAGCGTCTGGACCGTCAATACGATGCCCTACACAGGTGCCCACTTCGCCACAATGCCGGAAAAGCTCGTGGAACCCTGCATCCTGGCTGGCTCACGGCTCGGAGATCGCGTGTTCGATCCCTTCATCGGGTCAGGGACAGTCGGAGCCGTAGCGGAACGTCTTGGCCGGCGCTGGGTAGGCACGGATCTGAATCCGGCATATCACGCACTCGCGAAACGGCGCACGGCGCAGCGGGGAATTATTTTCGATGAAGGCGTCGCGTGACGGCGGGATTGTGGTAATGTCGGCGGGACGACTCAGCGTTCTAAGCGCTGGGCCGTCCCATGACCATCAAGCGAGGTGAAGTCGCATGACAGTGTGCCTGCCGGAAGTATACCCCACAGTGCTCGTCGTCTCGGAGCGTGCCTAATGGCATGGGTCCGTATTCACGACGGGGCATTAACCCATCCGAAAATCGTCGGTCTATCTGATAGCGCCTTCCGGTTGTGGGTCTGGGGTCTGAGCTATTGCCAGCAACATCTCACGGACGGCTGGATTCCTCCCGCTGCGCTTCCCGCGAAGTCGAAGCCTGACGCGCTCGTTGATGCCCGCCTCTGGGTCTATGCCGCGCAGGGCGGGTTCGACGTGCATGGCTATCTCGACTGGAACGACAGCCGGGAATCCGTGCTGGCGAAACGCGCTGGTCTGAAGGCCCGCGTAACGCGTTTTAGAGAGTCAAGTGTAACGCGTTCTGTAACGCACCAAAACATGTCACCGACAAGTGGTGTGGGTAAGAGCACTGATCTAACAACTATCAAGACCTCGGAAGGGGAGTCTGAGGGGAAACCGCTGCCGACTCGCTTGGAGCGGCGTGTCAGCCCTCGGATTTTCCTGCATCGCTGGCAGTTTGATGCGCTCATCGCCACATTGGGGCCGCATTCCGATGATTTTCTGCTGGATGTCTGGCTGGACGACCTGAATCACCGCATTGCGGGGCAAGCATTACCGCGCGATCCGTGGAAGTTCGTGCAGTCGGAACTCCATGCAGAGATCGCGCGGCGGGGGTTGTCGGTGGCCTCGGAGAGCGCCCCAGCGCCCCAAAACAAGCGGATTGCGGGTCTGAAAACAGGCGGGGAAGCGTTCCTGCGGCGGGTGGCGGCGGCGAAAGGGAGGGACCAGGAATGACCCAGAAGGCCATCGGCGTGGCCCCAAAACGGGCGACGGAGCAGGAGTTTCTCGCGGTGTTTTCCCGGCTCTGCGTGGCGCTTCGAGAGGCGCAGGATGAGAGTGGCATCACCCAGCAGGTCTACTGGGAAGCCCTCAAAGACATGCCGCTCAAGGCGCTGGAACTCGGCGCTGGAAACCTGATGTGCGAGAAGGGGCGGCGGTTCTTTCCGTCCACGGCAGAGTGGCGCACCGCGGCCCATGATGCGGCAGTTGAGCGCAGGAATGCGGACCTCCGCACGGAACCGTGGCATGACGAGTGCCGCGACTGTGAGGATACCGGATGGGTTCTGGGGCTGGAGTGCGACGGCGGGACGACCTGCGGACGGCCAAACACGCACCGTCCGCATAGCTACACGATTCCCTGCCCGTGTCGGGCGACGAACCGCACGTATCTGCGGCGACAGGCTCTCGGGTATGGTGCGCCATGAGTTGGACTCACGGGATCAGCGGCTACGTCAACCATTGCCGGTGTGCGGTCTGCCGGACGGCCCATCGGGCGTATCACACCGCTCGTAACCAGGGACGCTACGACAAGGGCATCTGTCGGCACTGCAGTGAACTTCGAGAACCCGCCTTAGTGCTGTGCGCGGACTGCCTCTCAGACGCGCGAGACTACCAGCAGGCGCGGTCGGCGCGGTTGCGGCTGGCGCATGTGCGCGGGGAAACCCCGGTTCGTCGTCGGCGACAGAAGCAGGAGGCGGCATGAGCCTACCCACTTTGCAGGAAGCCCGAAGCCGACAGACCGCGATGGAAGCCGAACGGCACTGGTGGACACAACGCCTTGAAGCTATTCGGCGCCGAGTGCAGCATCGTGCGAACAGCCTCAACAACGTGGACATCATTCGCGAACTTCAGGCCACGGCTGACCAGTTGCAGGAACTGATCGCGGAGCGCACACGCTAGATGGCAAGAAAGCGCGTCAGGCTGGCCCCAGTTCAACGAACGGCAGTTCGGACGGCCTCGGCGTCGTTCCCGTCCCTCTGTCTCGCCGTAGGCGTCCCTGTGCCGGTTCCTGAGTTCAAGTTTCACCCGACGCGGAAGTGGCGGATTGACTGGTGCTGGCCTGACCAGCGGATCGGGCTGGAAGTGGACGGTGGGATCTGGCACGCCGGCCGGCATACCAGGGGCGCGGGCTGGCTGAAGGATACCGAAAAACTGAACGCCGCGGCAGTCCTCGGCTTTCGGATGCTCAGGGCCACACCGCAGCAGATGGCAACCGGCGAGATATTGACCACGTTGCAGGAGGTCTTTCGATGATGGCTGACTATGTGGAGAACCTGAAAGCCGAGTGGGAAAGTCTGTTGATCTACGACGTGACACGCACGTATGTGTCGCGGGACAGCGTCTATACCGCGTTTGCAGCCCTCCGTGCTGAGCAGACACGGCTGCGGGAGGCGCTGGAGAAGATCCAAGATGGTCATTCATCGGTCGCCTGTGAGTGCGACCACGACGGCGAGAACTGCTGCGCCAAGATCGGAGAATACTGCGCGATCTGCATTGCCGCCGTAGCGCTCTCCTCCACCCCGACACCGGAGCACAGCAAATGAGTCTGTTTCCGCTCGTATTCGGTGAACCGCCGACGAAGGCCGAGTCGAGTCGCGTTCGCCGTGAGGCTAGACCGGCGCGGATGCGGACCATCTACGGCATCGGTCCCGAAGGCGCGCGCTGTGGCGATTGCGTCCACCTGATCGGACGGCAGTTCGCGAAGACCTATTACAAATGCCGCTGGTTCGGGAACACCGGCGGTCCCGCAACGGACTGGTGCAAAAGTTATGCGGCGTGCGGGAAGTTCCAAGATGCTAATGCGGCCACCCCGACACCGGAGACGACCCCATGAAGGACCAGGTAGAGACACCCACGATGTCTATTCTCGATGTGCCGATGGAATGTCCGCGCTGTGGTTATCGCGCCCGTCTCGCGGATTGCGAGCCTGATTGTGATGGCGATGGGTCGCTAGGGTGCCCCATCGCTGACTGTGGTGGAGTTATGAGGAGCCTCCCACACCATGAGTGACCAGACGTGAGCCGTCCCGTCCTCGTTCAACCGGAGACGCTCCGCGCCGTATGGGCGCGTGTCAAGCCAGACGTGGCTCAACTCGCCGTCCGCCTTCACGTGTCGGAGCGCACGGCGTATCGATACCTACGTAAACACAGTCAGCATGAGCGGAAATGTCCGCATTGCGACGGACGAGGAGTGGTATGGAAGTGATCTACCCCTGTGGCGCGTCTGCGGTTGGCCCGTCGCCACTCCCCAACGGTTGCCCGATTCACGGAACGGCGTGTGAACTTGTCGCCACCCTCACCGCACGGTGCGAGGCGCTGGAGACTGAAGCTGAAACAGAACGCATCAGGCTTGCGGCCTGCACCACGGCGGCACTTGGCAACACGCCGGAACGTGTCGCGGAGCGCATTGCGCCTGGGCATCCGTATTGGTCTGCATCATACGGCGACGTATGCGCGGCGGTAGACCGAGAAATGACCCTTCGTGGGCGGTGCGAGGCGCTAACAGAAGAAAACACTAAACTCCAACAGGAAAAGGCTGGCCTGCTCTCGACTTTGAAAGGCGCTGGCGATGCCACGATTGAAGCGTGGAAGGAACGCGACGATCTTCGTGCGCGGTGCGAGGCGCTCACCGCAGAGCGGGACAAGGGGAACAAGCACGAAGCTGACGCGTGGCTTCAGGTCGAAGAATGGCGCATCCGCTGCCAGCACCTAGAGCAGGCCATACTGGACGCCCGCCCGTTCGTTCAGGAATGGTTCGACGCTGCGCCCCGCGATCAGCATATTTTCGAGGTGTTGAAGCGGATGGATGCCGCCCTCGCCTCCCTCCTCCCTCCCCAGGAAGAGACACCCGGAACGGACGAGAATCGGGTATCATTCGCCGCAGGCTACTCGACGGCGTTGGATGATGTGCTGAAGGACCGGAAGCCATGATTGAACTGATATTCGGTCTCGCGGTGTTCGCTTTCATCGTGTGGCTCGTTATCACGTATATCCCGATGCCAGCCCCGTTTCCGCAAGTCATCATCGTGCTGGCGGTGATTTGTCTGATTCTATACCTCGTTAGACTCTTCGGCTTCGACCTTCCGGTGCCGCATCGGTGATTCAAATCAACGGGAACTGTTCGGGCGCACCCAGCGCGCCGGTCGAACTGGTCATCGACAACGGCCATCGCTATCCCTGTGACGTGCAGGGGAGCCGGTTCACTATCACCATCCCACCCTCTGAGCCATCACCCTTCGGGGCCGCGGTCGTCAGCGAGGGGCATCAACTCGCACGGCTCCTGGTCCCGCCTCCAGGTGCATGGGAAGCCGACCAGCCGCCCGTGGACATGCAGCCCTCGAGCCTCTCGTTTGCGCCTCCCACGCCGCCTGTGTCGAAACTGGGACGGTCAGGCCGGGACTTTACCCTCAACGGAGCCCGTTGGATCTGGAAGGGCAGCAGCGACTTTCGCGCCTATCAGTGGTTCCTCGACGGGCGAGACCTGACTCCGGTCTACCGCCAACGCCGCGAGGCTGGCGCAAATCTGATGCGTGTGTTCGGCATGTATGCCGGCGGTATCGGCTCCTTTACGCCGGGGCAATACGGGAATGCCTACTACGACGGCCTGATTCCGTTCCTGCGTGAAGCGGCGAGCGAGGGATTTCAGATCGAACTGACGGCCTTCGCGGACGCCCAGAACATCCCCGAACTGCGAGACACGAACCACCAGCAGGAGCATTGGCAGCGCCTCGCCCACGCCATTGAGGGTGAAGACAACATCGTCGTTGAACTCGTCAACGAATACCCGCAGAACGGCGTGGACCCAAACCGATTCGGTCCCATTGCTGGCATCCTGTGCGCGAGAGGCTCGAGCCTGAGCGATTCTCCTCCAGCCCTCCCCGGCTGGGATTACCATACGTGGCATGGACGGAGAGACTGGCCCAAAGTCCTCTTCTCAGCGGAAGATATGTGGTATGTCGGTGAAGGCTGGGGGCCAGCGGGACCATATCAGTATCCCGTCATTCCCATCGTTCACGATGAACCCATCGGCTTCGCAGACGTAGACGTGCCTGGACGGCGCAGCAATGACCCCTACGTCGCCCGTGTCCTTGGGCAGACCGGCGCGGCTTACGGCGGAGGCTCCACGTTCCACTCCGATTACGGTATTCAGGCGGTCGTCTGGTCTGACCGTGTCGATCAGTGCGCCAGAGCCTTCTACGCAGCCCTGACATAACTCAACCATGAGCAAGCACGCCCCGATGGGACCAGTGAAAGCGAAGCCAGACCCCTCGCAAAGCCAGCAGGGCTTGCAAAGGCCGTTACTGGCTCCTGGCGCGGCTCGCTGCACCGCGAAGAGTAAACGCAGCCAGAAGCCTTGTAACAACCCCGCCATCATGGGTGGCACTGTCTGCCGGATGCATGGCGGGAGCGCCCCGCAAGTGCAAGCCAGCGCACGGGAACGCCTGATGGCCCTGCAGCCCCTCGCGATTCAGACGATGCACAATCTGATGAACCGCGAGGAGTATCCGACCGTGCAATTGGGAGCCGCTCGAGACGTGCTAGACCGCACCGAAGGTAAGCCAGTGGAGTCGGTGAGCCTCACGGGGGCCAATCAGGGGCCGCTGGTCATCGAAATCCACAAACCGTGGTAACGCGGAATCCTTAGTAATTATGCGATTCGTCACAGGCGGGACACCGTGCCGGTAATCACGCTGGACTACGCGCCCAGACCGCTCCAAGCGTCCATCCACCGCGGCATGGATACGCACCGATTCGGGGCCGTCGTCTGTCATCGGCGGTTCGGGAAGACCGTGTGCGGCATCAATCATCTGCAAGTCGCCACGCTCGAGTGCCAGCGCGAGCGACCGCGGTTCGCCTTCATCGCCCCGACCTATACGATGGCGAAGTCCATCGCATGGGATTACCTCGTTCACTTCAGCCGCCCGATTCCAGGCATCGAGCCGCGCGTGTCTGAGTTGACGCTGAACTACCCGAACAGTGGACAGGTGAGACTCTTCGGCGCTGACAACCCAGACAGTCTGCGCGGTCAATATTTTGACGGGGTTGTGTTCGACGAGTTCGGCTTACAGCCTCCGAAGATCTTCTCGGAGGTCATACGGCCCGCGCTCTCAGACCGACAAGGCTGGGCGCTGTTCCTCGGCACGCCGGCGGGCAAGAACCAGTTTTATGACGTGATCCAACAGGCGAAGGCAGACCCGTCCTGGTTCTACGCGCAATACAAAGCCTCGGAGACAGGCTACGTGTCGCCCGATGAACTCGCGGCTGCACGGAAGGACATGACAGAGGACGAATATGCCCAGGAATACGAGTGCAGCTTTGAGGCGGCGGTTAAAGGAGCGATCTATGCGGCGGAACTCGCTGCCGCTCGATCCGGTAGCCGCATATCCGCTGTTCCGGTTGATCCAGTTCTGCCCGTCGATACCACCTGGGACTTGGGTGTTGGTGACTCAACTGCCATTTGGTTCTCGCAGAGCCTACGTAGCGGAGAGATACGCATCGTAGACTTCTATGAAGCCAGCGGGGAAGGACTCCCGCACTATGCGCAAGTCCTCCGCGAGAAAGGTTACGTTTACGGTCGTCACTGGGCACCGTTCGACATCGAAGTGAAGGAACTCGGGTCTGGGCGCTCGAGGATTGAAGTGGCCCAGTCGTTGGGCATCACGTTCCAGATCGCGCCGAAGGTCAGCATTGAGGACGGCATCCACGCCGCTAGGATGCTGCTCCCGCGGTGCTGGTTCGATGAGAAGCGCACGGCGAAGGGTGTCGAGGCGCTCCAGCACTACCGCCGGGATTACAACAGCCGGCTGAACGAGTTCAAAGCCACGCCTGTGCATGACTGGTCGAGCCATGCGGCGGATGCCTTCCGGTATCTAGCAGTCAGCCAGCAGGTTCCTCGAGACAAGATGCGGATGCGGACGCATGTGCCGCGGGCGACAGGGCCGAATGCGTGGATGTCTTGAGCATTGACACTGACACCGCTTTGGCGCACACTCAGCCGCACACCCTGATGAGCGCCACGGCTGCGAAAGCGACACGTCGGCAGTTACGACGGTCTGTGGGCGATACCGCCCTCGGCGCGATTGTCGAGCAAGGCCAGCAGGTCACGGACCTGAGCGCCCGCATCAACGGTCACACTGTCCATTTGACGCGCATCGATGAGCAACTGACCGCGCAGCGCATCACCTTGGCCGCGTGGACCCACACCGACCGTCTGGTCCGGTCCTTGACGTTCTACCAACGTCTCCGCTGGTTGTTCACCGGAATCATTCATGGCCTCTCGTAAAGACTTCCTCAAGCAGATCCGCGCCCGATTCAAGCAGGGGCAGGAAGCAGAGGAGCGCCAGCGCGAGTTGGAACTCGAGGATATTCGGTTCTACAACGGCGAGCAGTGGGACAAAGACCTACTGGACACCCGTAAAGGGCAGACCATCGGATCCGGCACCGGATCGCAGGTCGTTCCTGCTCGGCCTTCCCTGACCATCAACAAGACCCGCGAACCTGTCCGGCAGATTCTGAACCAAGAGCGTCAGTCTGAGATGGGCGTGGAGCTGGTGCCGGCGGATGACTGGGGCGGGATGACGGGCGAAGTCGATCACACCGAGATCGAACTCCGCGAGGGTCTCGTCAGGCGCATTCAGCGCGACTCGGAAGCTGCCGATGCACGGACGTGGGCATTCGCGCGAGCGGTGCAGGGTGGCCGCGGTTACTGGGTCGTCAATACCCGCTACGTGCCGGGGAAGAGCAACGACCAGGAAGTCTACGTGCTGCGGGTCTACAACCAAGCAGCGGTCATGCTCGATCCGGCCCATGAGCAGCCGGACGGCAGCGATGCGCGCTGGGGCTTCATCGGCACAGACATCCCCTACGACCAATACAAGGCGGAATACCCCGAACGCAACGGCGCGAAGAACCGCATGTGTTCGATGTCGGACACCGAGTGGCGAGCGCTGGGCGACGAGGAACCGGACTGGTTCTCGACCGACAAGGATGACACGCGCTATATCAGGGTGGTCGATTACTACTACGAGGAACTGACGGGACGCACCCTCGTCACGCTGCAGAACGGGTCTGTTGAGTGGAAGGACGAACTGCCGGAAGGCTTCCCGTCTGACCAGATCACCGACTCGCGCAAGGTGGTCGAGCGGCACATTAAGTGGTGCAAGATCGACGGCTGCGATGATGACGTGCTGGAAGAGACCGACTGGCCGGGGCACTACGTCCCGATCATCAAGGTCGTTGGCGAAGAACTCCAGCCGACTGGGAAAGAGCGACGCTGTGAGGGTGTCGTCCGACCGATGAAAGACCCCTGCCGCGGCAACAACTACGTGGTGAGCAAGTTTGTCGAGCGGGTCGGGTTGACGCCGATTCCGCCGTGGATGATGGCCGCTGGCCAGGATGAAGGCTTCGAGGACGAGTTCGACTCCGCGAATACCCGCGCCCTCTCGCGGCTGCACTACAACCAGAAGGATCTGTTCGGGCAACCCGCACCGCCACCGTTCAAGCCGAACCAGAGCGCCGACATTCAGGATCTGGCGATGGGCGTCCAGATGTTCAACGACGCCATCGTGTCCACTTCGAGAGTGCCAGAGACGGCCCTCGGGCATGTGGACCCCAGCGTTAAGAGTGGCAAGCTCGCCAACGCCCTCATCCAGCAAGCGGAGATGGGGTCGAGCAACTACCTTGACAATCTCAAGCGGTCTATTCGGCACGAAGCGCGCGTCGTCAACGACCTCCTGTTCCCCATCTATGGCCGTCCCGGTCGGCTCGCACGGATGATGAACCCCAGCGGGAAGATGTCGAGCGTGATCATTGGTCAGCCCTTCACGGTTCCGCCAGCGCAGCCAGGACCGCAAGGGCCGCAACCACAGAACGGTCAGCAGCAGGGCAAGCCGCAGCCGGTGAATATCCCCGGCTGGCAACCGGGACAACCGCTGCCGCCGAACGTGCAATACATCGGGTTGACGAAGGACGCCGAGTTCAACGTCGCGGTGAAGGTGACACGGTCGAACGATACCCGCCGGCAGCAGTTCGTGGAGACGGTCGGCAACATTGTCGGTGCGGACCCGTCGCAGATGCAGGTGATTGGCGACTTGCTCTGGAAGAACATGGACGCGCCGGACCATGAGGAGATCGCCAAACGGTATCGGGCCATCCTTGCGCCTCCGGTGCAGGCGGCGATCTCAGGTCAGCCGCAGATTCCACCGGAAGTGCAGCAGCAGCTGCAGCATGCGCAGCAAGCCATTCAGCAGCTGACGCAGTTGGCCGACAAGAACAAGACCGACCTCGCGAAGGCGCAGATGGCGGCACAGGCGGATCTCCAGTCGAAGCAGATGGAGATCGCGAGCCGCGAGAAGATCGCGCTGATCCAGGCGACGGCCTCGATGAACATCGCGCAGGGCAAGATCGACGCAGAGGACGCGCGCACGTTCGTGGACGCGCTCGAGAACAAGATGGCCTCCGCGCTCGAACTGCACATGGCGAAACTGGGGCAGATTCACGAATCCATCCAGCGGCAGCACGATACGGCGCACGATGTGGCGTTGACAGCGGTGCAGCATCAGCATGAGCGGGATATGGCGGATCAGGCGCAAGCCGCCGCCTCGGAGCAGATGGCGCAGCAGGCCGCGCTGACGCCGCCGAACGGAGATCAGGCATGACGGACGAGAAGCCGAAGATTACGGCGCGCATCGACTCGTATGTGATGCCGCACATCGACTTCCCCGATCCGAAGGTGCTTGGTCTGTTGGCAGAGATTAATTTCGCATTCAAGCAGTTGCGGTCAGGCTCTGGTCCCGGCCCTTACGGCACTATTGAGGACATCATGCGAGCCATTGACGAGTTCATTGAAGAGTGGAACGGATGACCCTCGAAGCGTTCGTAGCCGACCTCCGCGCGAATGCCCCTCGGCACATCAGCCCTGACTGGTTGGCCGAACAGCAAGCGCGCGCCGCGAGTTACGGGTTGGACTGGCAGGCCGTGACACTACTCATCGCGCAGCAGCAGTCAGCAGCGGTGCAGAAGGTGCTGGAGACGCCATGAGGATTCTTGATGCTGATGGCAAGCCTGTGCGCGGCAATATGCTCGTAACGCCCGAATGGCTGATGAGAGACTTGAGAGCCAAGATCGAGCGCGACAATTCGGATGCGCGCGTGCTGGCTATCCGGGAGTCCGTGAAGGCGCTCATTGAGGTGGAAGGGCCGATCATCGGTGCAACCATTCGTGTCCGCACGCCGCGGCGGTATCGGCCATGAGCCATCAAGACCGGCGCGAACCACTCCCGAAGGGCTACCAATACCCGACGCATGGCGTGGACTGCGACTGCCCGCCGTGTCGGAATAAATATTGGGGTGGTTACATGAACGCCGAAGCCTATCGACAAGATCAGTTGATTCGCGCTGCTGCTGAATCCGCCGTGAAGCATTTTGGTGTCGATGGCGTGGACGCTCTGCTGGACGCCCTTGCAACGAGGACGCAGACCGCTTACGGCTGGGGCGTCTGATGCCGGATATGGACCCGCGCCTCGCCGCGCTGATCGCGAAGTTCCCTGATCGCACGCCGGCGGAACTCTACGCCTATCTGCATGGCGAGCGGAAGACCGACATCGCCCTGCCGCCGCAGACGAGCCGCTTATCGGCGCTGGCGGGCTGGAATCCGTTCAAGAAGGTTACCGACGCGTTGAAGAAGTGAGGCACCGATGCCCAAAGACCTCGAGAACAAGTTGAAGCGTGAGTATCCCGGCAACGACGCCGCAGTCTACGGGACGCTCAACAGCCTCGGACTGATGAAGGGCAACAAGGAAACGCCGAAGGGCCGACTGGTGCCGAAGGAGTCCGCGTTCAATCCGGCGGTTAATCTCGGCAAATTTCATCATCCTCCGAAGGGCAAGCGATGAATCGCCGCGACTTCGTCAAGGCGCTTGGACTTGGAGCAGCTGCTGTTGCGTTCGGTCCAGCCATCGCTTCCTCGGCGGTTGAGGCAGTCTCGACTGGATGGGCATCTACGGAACTGGCTATCGGTGACATTTTCACCATCGCTGGCGTCCATGCGGTGAACCCTGTCACGCGGCAGACAACGGCCCATCTTCAGCAGTTTGTGATCACAGCTATCGTGGGTAGCGACATCTCGATCTCGCCGTCCGTGACCAGCGTCGGCCATGTCATCTCTCCATCGCTCATTACGCCACTCGGCACTCACA